TAAATCACATGGGCAACTAATAGATGCTTTGTTATACGCATTAAAGTATCCTAAATCATCACAAATCATATTTCGTAGTACATTTGCTGATTTAGAAAAATCACTTATTAGAAAGAGTAGAGATTTATATCCAAAAAGCGTAGCAGATTATAACGATTCTAAACACACATGGAAATTTAAGAATGGTAGTATTATAGATTTTGGGTATATTCAATATGAAAAAGATGTATATCAATATCAGTCAGCTGAATATGATGTAATAAGATTTGATGAGTTAACACACTTTACTGAATTTGAATATTTATATATGATTTCAAGATGTAGAGGTGCTAATCCATATCCTAAACATATAAAATCAAGTACTAATCCAGGTGGTGTAGGACATACTTGGGTAAAGAAAAGATTTATAGACATAGGAGAACCAAATAAAATACATAAATGTAGACTATCAGAAGATAATCCAAAAGAATCAACAAGAATATTTATACCTAGTTTAGTACAAGATAATAAATTTATGTTAGAATATGATCCAGAATATGTAGATAGACTAGATGCACTACCTGAAAAAGAAAGGGAAGCATTAAAATATGGAAACTGGGATATATTTGATGGTGTATTCTTTAGTGAATTTAATAGAAATATACATGTAATAGAGCCATTTAAGATACCAGAACATTGGAATAGATATATATCAATGGACTATGGTTTAGATAAATTTGCAGTATTATTTATAGCGATAGATACTAAAGGAAAGGCTTATGTATATAATTACATTCATAAAGAGAACTTAATTGCTAGTGAAGCAGCACAAATGCTAAAAAGTTATATGAGAAAAGATAAATTTATAGATATATATGCACCAACGGATTTATGGGCTACTGATAGACATACAGGAAAGAGTACAGCAGAGATATTTATGGAAAATGGTATAAATTTAACACAAGCAAGTAGACAAAGAGAAGCTGGATGGTTAGCAGTACACGAGTGGTTAAAAGTATATAAAACTAGACACGAACAAACAGGAGAAACAGTATTATCAACAAATATGGTTATATTTAATACTGTACTACCATTAATTGAATATTTACCACAATTACAAATTGATGAGAAAAATCCTAATGATTGTGCAACAGAACCACACGAATTAACTCATATAACAGATGCTTTAAGATATTTTTGTACAAGTAGGACAAGATCTAGTAAAGAAATAATTAATAAAGATGATGGCTTTGTAGATATATTTAAAGAAGAAAAACATTATGATTACGGAGAGGAGATAACAGTAATATGAAAAAAGCTATGTTAAGAAAATTAAGACAACTAAGTGAAGAATTTATAGGCAAAGAAGAAACTAATAAATTAATTAAAGAAACAGTTGATGAATTATTAGAAGAAACTAAACCTAAAAGAAAAGAAACTCTAAAAGATAAAAAGAAAGCAGGTAAATAATGGAAATAATGATTATATCAGCATTATCAATGGTATTAATATTTTTTGCTTTTATAATTGGATTACATTATGGAAGCAAAGTTAAAAAAAATGAGGTAATAGAAATACCTAATCCAATTAAAGTGGTTAATAATGTTGTAGAAACCAAAAAACAAATAGATAAAATAAGTAAAGAACAACAAATAGAAGATATTAATTTAGCAAACATAGAAAACTATGATGGTACAGGTTTAGGACAACAAGATTTTCCAAAGTAGGAGGTGTAGTAAATGAATATAAAAGAAAATGAAGAAGAATTAGAAAAAACTCCTTTGTGGCAATTATATGAAGCACATGAAGATTTTATGAGAAGAAGAAAAATATATGATGATAGTGATAAAAACTATCGTATGTATAATGGAGATCAATGGTATGGATTAAAAGTATCTGGTATAGAAAAAATACAACATAATTTTATAAAACAAATAGTAAAACAAAAGGTATCAACTATTACTTCTAACTTATTTGCTGTAAATTATAGTCCTGAGAATATAGAAAATATAGAATTTATGGAATTAGCTCAAAAGACTTGTGATTTATTAAATAAAAAAGCAAGTAAAGTATGGGATAAAGACTTTATGGATAAAAAAATTAAGAAATGGGCTAGGCAAGCAGCTATCAATGATGAAGCAGTTGCATATATAACTTATGACTTTGATACTGATATGCCAATAAATGAAGTAATAAGTAAGAATGATATAATGTATGGAAATGAAAACGAGGATGACATACAGTTACAACCATATATTATAGTAAGACAAAGAAAAACTATTAAAGAATTAAAAGAAATGGCTGAAAAATCACTTATTGATGAAAAATTAATAAATACAATAATACCAGATAATGATACATCAACAATAGCTGGAGATAGTGGTAAAGATGAAGTACACGATAAATGTTGGTTAATAACAATGTTTGAAAGAAAAAATGGTACTATTTACTGGACTCAAGCAACAAAGTATTGTGAAATTAAAAAAGAAAAAAATATGGGAACTCATTTATATCCGTTTGCACACGATAATTGGGAAGATCAGGAAGGAAATGCTAGAGGCATAGGAGAAGTAAGACAACTTATTCCTAATCAATTAGAAACAAATAAAACAGCTATGAGAAGAGCTTTAACTACAAAGAATATAAGCTATCCTCAAAAAGTAGTAAATGAAGATTCAATACAAAATGTATCAGATGTAAACAAAGTTGGTGCAACAATTAGATTTAAAGATAAAGGAAATTTAAAAGCATCTGATGTATTTATGAATACTACACCAGGACAAATGGGTCCAGATAGTGAAAAATTACAAAATGAGTTAATTACATTATCTAAAGATTTAAATAATGTAGGTGAAGCAACAACAGGAAATGTTAATCCAGAAAGTGCTAGTGGTAGAGCTATATTAGCAGTACAGCAGGCACAACAACAACCATTATCAGACCAATTAATAGGCTTGAAATCATTTATTGAAGATATAGCAAGAATATGGTTTGATATGTGGAAAAATTATGCTACAGAGGGATTAATAATCGAAAATGAAATAACTGATAATGATGGTAATAAACAATATCAAATGACTCAAGTGCCAAGTTATGTATTAGATGCTTTAAGTACAAGTGTAAAAGTAGATATAACACCAAAGGGAGCATTTGATAAATATGCACAAGAATTATCATTAGAAAATATGTTTACAAGTGGAAAAATATCATTTGAAGAATATGTTGAAAGTTTAGATGCAGATAGTGTTATGCCAAAAGTTAAATTAGAGAATATTCTAAAGAAACGAAAAGAAGCACAACAACAAATAAATGCTTTAGACCAACAAGCAGAAATGATGAAGAATCAAGCACAAATGCAAATACAAAATCAAAGTGAGATAGAACAATTTGCTAGTGCTGGAGAAAATATGATTAATCAAGCAGTTGCATAATTGCTTTATTAATAAATTAGTCCAAAACATGTGTAAGACATAAAACTGCTATCAAGAGAAGGTCGACGGACTTAAAACGGAGGAGGAAGAAATGGAAGAAAATGAAATGTTAGAACAAACTAACGAAACTGAAAATGTTGAAACTCAAACAACAGAAGAAACTGAGGAAGGTATAGAATTAACTGATACCTCTGAAACTACTGAAGTAGAAGAAGAAAAAGAAGAAGTTAAAAAGACACTAAAGGAACTTTTAAGAGAAAATCCAGAATATCAAGAAGAATACAATAGTATGCTTAAAACAAGACTTGATAGAGAAGATAGGAAACATCAAAAAGAGTTATCTAAATATCGTGATACTGATAATGTATTAAGAACTACTTTAAATCTTAAAGATGGGGATGATACAAATGCAAAATTAAGAGAATATTACGAAAAAGAAGGTGTCAAATTACCAGATGCTGTAAAGCCTGGATTAAGTTCAAGACAAATTGAATTATTAGCAAAAGATGAAGCAAATCAAATTATTGAGTTAGGAACTGAAGAAATGAATGCTGAAGCTAATAGATTAGCTAATATTGGATATGTCAACTTAAATGAAAGTGAAAAGATTGTTTTTAATACTTTATGTGAAAAACTAGAAAGAGATAAAAACAAGAGTGAACTTTTAAAATTAGGTGCAAGTGAAGAGTTAATCAGTGATGATGATTTTATCA